GGGGCCGCCCCCCCTGGGTCAGCTCGCGAGGTACGTGTCGTCGTAGCAGGCGGCCCACTGGCCTCGGGCGAAGGCGGCGATGCCGACGCCGCGCTGCTCGGTCTCGGGGTCCCAGGTGTAGAGGGTGAGCGGGCCGTCGTCCTGGTAGGTGAACGCAGTGGTCTCGGCCGGCCAGTTGGCGACGGTGCCGTCGGTGAGGATGACGACGATGTGCTTGGCCTCGGGCTGCTCGACGTTGGGCTCGGCCTGCTGCTCGGTCATGGTGTGACTCCTGGGTGTCGGGTTGGGCTGCGTCGTTCGGCTCTGCGTCGTGCGTTGATGGCGTCTCGTCCGGTGACGGTGTCGTGGCATCGGCCGCATGCTGCGACGAGGTGTTCGATGCGGTGGTCGTCGTGGGCCGCGGTGTGGTGCACGTCGGTGGCTCTGCCTTCGCAGCCGGGTAGCGCGAGGCGGCAGCGGTGTTGGTCGCGGTCGAGGACGTGGCGGCGTAGGCGGGGCCAGTTGGGGGGTAGTGGTGAGCGCCGGCGGGGGGTCACTGTGGAGCACCCGGGGGGCTGTCCTGGGCGACGCCGTAGACGAACCGCTTGGGCACGCCCAGGTCAGGCGGGATGTCGAGGACGAGCCAGCGGTCGTGGCCGGTGCCGCGTCGGTGCTCGGCTGACCATTTGCCGCGCTCGGCCGGGGAGTCGAAGGGCATGACGTTGTCGGGGCTGGGCTCGGGCTCGCAGACACGGCACCAGAGCAGGAACATCACGTGTGGCCCCATCGGTAGCGGTCGGCGTCGACGTCGGGCTCGTCGACTGCACTGGGGATGTCGATGTGCTCGATAGCGAGGGCGAGGGCCATCGCGCAGAGGAGTTCGACGGCTTCGTCCTGGCGGATACACAAGGGCTGCTCGTCGCGCCTGGTGTTGGTGATGTGCAGGGCTGGTCCGACGCTGTCGAGTGCCATCAGCGTGGTCGGCCTGATCCGCCATGGTCCGACCTCGGCGCCAGACAGTGCGGTGGGGTCGGGCGTCACGCGTCCTCCCCGGCCGGGGGCTGCGGCGTGGCGTTGGTCGGGTCGCTCCAGCCGAACAGCGTCCGGTCGTGGCCCAAGGTGAAGACGCCTACGCGCCAGACGTCCAGGCACCACCACGGCCCCGGCGTGTTCTGCCCTCCGCTGCTGTACCTCGTGGCGCGGGCCCGGTAGCGGTGGAAGTCCAGCCGCCACCGTCCGAGCTGGGCGATGCGGCGCTGCGACTTGGTTCCGCTCACGATCCGGCCTCCGGGGGCTGCGGCGCACCAGCAGCGGCCGGGGCTGGGTGCACGACGTACCGGTCATAGGCCCAGCGGAGCACCCGCCTCTGCGTCTCCGGGTCGAGCACGGCCAGCACGCCGTGGATCGTCTCGATCGCGGCCAGTTCGGTGTCGGGCGTCGGGGGTTCGTGGACCGGATCGCCGGGCTGCCAGTCGCTGGGATCGGTGTCAGACATCAGGGCTCCTTACCTTCCGGGGGCTGCGGCGCACCAGCAGCGAGCGCGGCGCGGCGTGCTGCCCGCTCGGCCTGGATGCGGTCCCAGCGCTCTCGGATCACGCTCACTCGGTTGCCGTGGCAGGACGTGCAGCACGAGCCGTCGTGGTGCGTCAGTCGCTCGCAGATCGGACACCAGCGCTCAGCCACGGTCGGCTCCCGGCTCGTCGTCCTGCGCGGGTTCGGGGGCGCCCGCCCCAGCCAGTGGGATCGTCACGCGCCGCAGCTCGTAGACCTCCCACTGCTCGTCGGCGGGAGCGTCCTCGACCTCGACGTCCGAGGCTGCGGTCAGGGTGCAGTGGACATCGTCGGACCAGAGCGTGATCGCGCGGTCCCCGTGGTGTTCGGTGGCGTCGAGGATGCAGCCCACGACGTAGCCGTGAGCGGTCTTGTCGTCCGGCTCCTCGTCCTCGTCGTTCGGGGCGACGGGCGCGTCTGGGTCCCGGGTGACCGTGACCTCGACGCACATCCCGAGCGCCGCCATGACCCGACGGAACGTCGACATGCGCGGGTCACCGTTCGCCTCGTGGATGCGGCGGGCGAGGCTCAGCACCTCTACAGGGACGTCGTCGGGTGTGGGTTCGGCGGCCGGGGCGACGGTGACACCGTTCTCCGCCAGCCGCTTGATGAACGCCTGCGCGTACGCGGCGCCGACCTGCGGCTGCCCGGTCAGGTCGACGATGGCGCTCTCGATAGCGGCGCTGACGCGATCAGGCGTGGTCACGGCGGGCCTCCCGGGCGCGCTCGAAGGAAGACTGGAGTTGACCCAGCAGGTCGGGTTCGGCGGCCGGGGCGACCGCCTCGGCGGAAGTCGTGCGCGTCGTTTCGGTCTGGTCCTGGCGTACGACTTTCTCGGCCTCGGCGGAACCCAGCGCCGCGCGGGCCGCGCGGAGGTCGTCGGAGAGCTGCAGCGCGAGCCGTTCCGCTTCGGACTCACGCGTGGCGACCTCTGCGATTCGGTCGGCAGCCGCCTCGGCGGCGTCGAGTACGGGGCGGGCGGCCTGCTCCCGGGCGCGCGCCCGCTCCACCTCGACGCGGAGAGCGTCACGCTCGGCCTGGATCACGCGCCAGGCGTGCTCGGTCGGCGTCCCCTCGAACGCCTTCATGAAGCGGTCGATCTTCGCGGAGGCTTGGTCCGGCGTCAGTTCGAGCGACTTCTGCAGGCGGTCGAGGAGGTCGGGCTCGGCGGCCTCGTCCGGGGTTGAGGCGGTCACGACCGCTCCCCCCTCAGCACGTACTCGACGCACGTCTCGTGGCACGCCGGGCACAGCCCGCCGTCCACCGCGTCGCGGAGCCTCGTCTCGATCGCGGTCAGCCGCGGGACGTCGAGCACGTCGGCGATCGCGCGCACCAGGTCGCGGCACTCGTCACACACCTGCCCGGTCCCGGCGCGGTGGCGGCGATCGTGGAGGACCTGGGCGGCCGTCTCGACCACGTCGGGGGTCACCGGGCGCCTCGCACAGCGCCAGGGCCGCGACGGCAGGACGCGCACACCGTCAGGTAGGCGTCGAGGTCGCGAGACCAGCGGACGCCCCAGGCCTCGCGGTCACAGCCGCCCCAGTCGCAGGTCCCGAGGACGGTGATGCCGAGGTTCTCGGCCTCGTCGAACGGCATGGGTGGCGGGAGCGGCTCGTAGCTCATGACTCCCCCAGCGCATCGCGCAGCAGCTCGACAAGCTCGGCGGCGGTCGGCATGTCCGCCTTCGACACCTGCTCCATCAGGCGGCGGCACGCGGCACGCTCGGCCTCGGTGCGGTGCGGGGTGTCGCAGGCGGGCCCGGTGTCGCGCTCGTCCAGGGCGTAGCCGTCGACGGTGGCCCCGGCGACCTCCCAGCGGCCGTCGACCCAGTCGAGGTAGACGCGGACGCTGGTCTCGATGTCGTGCTCGGTGGCGCTCATCGGGTAGTCCTCTCGCGGTGGTCTGCGCCGCGTGCGGCGTCGCGGCACGGGCGGCAGAGCAGCTCACCGGGCCGGTTCGGATGCAGGTGCGCGACCTCGGAGCAGCGGTCGCAGGGGAACTCCAGTTCGGTCCTCGGGTCGTTCATGCGCGGACCTCGTCCCGCTCCGGCCACTGCGCCTTCTTGAGCCAGTCGACGCCGCGGCGGCCGTCGAGCCACGGGCCGTCCCAGCCGAGCCAGTCCCCCGCGGCGGTGCACATGGCGACGGCGTCGGCCTCATCGGCCGAGACGCGGGCGAGGCCTTGCCCGGGCCAGGCGAGCGCGACGGCGCGGCGTACGTCGTCCTTGGACGCGTTGCCCTTGCCCGCGATGTAGCCCTTCACCGTGGTCGGGGCGAGGACGGCGACGGGGATCTCGCGGCGCAGCAGGGCGCGGACGACGAGCCACCAGATCGCGGCCCGTTCGTGGGGCTGGCCGTGCTGTGCGGCGTGGGCGGGGCCTTCGACGACGGCGAGGATCGTGCCGGTGGTGGTGAGGTCGACGGCCCAGCCGGCCATGGTGCCGATGCGGTCGGCGACGGCGTCGAGCGTCGCGGTCTCCCCGAGCCTGGGGGTGGTCTTGAGCCAGGTCTGGATGCGGCCGTCGGCGGTGAGGGTGGCGGCGCCGGCCTTGGCGAGGCCGAGGTCGAGGCCGAGGACGTGGTCGGTCACGATGCCTGCCCCCGTTCCGGCTGGAGCAGCTCGGCGGCGAGCTCGTCGGCCTCGTGCTCGGTGAAGTTCGGCCACGGGCAGGCGCCCCGTTCCGTCGAGCAGCTCGTGTGGCGGGCCCGGACTGCTGCGACGGCGGTGCGGACGCGGTCGCGCTGGCTCTTCTCGTAGCGGTCGACGGTCGCGTCGGCCTCGGCCCACCGGGCGTGCTCGGCGAGCAGCATCGCGGCGGACCCGTGGACCGGGCAGCTCTCGATGAGCTGGGCCGAGGTGGGGCAGGTGCATCCGGTCGGGCGGATCATCGGTGCCGCCGCACGAGCTCGACGACGGCGACGACGAACGAGGCGGCGATGACGGCGCCCGGCATGATCCCGAGGAGCCACAGCAGGTCCCCGGTCGCGTAGAGCCCGGCGCCGGAGACGAGGACGGCGAGGGAGCAGGTCGCGACGGCGACCTTCGGGGCGAGCCCGTCACCGGTCTCGTCCTCTCGGAGCTGGTGGTCGTGCCCGTTGGTGCGGGGCGGGGCGGGCTGCCAGTGGCCGGGGAGCCACTCGGGGCGGATCGCGGGGACGGGCGTGGTGGGTGGGTCGATGCGGGCGGCGGGGATGCGGGTCGTCGCGCAGATCGGGCAGCGGGGGTCGCCGCACGGGCGGTGCGGGTCAGGCATCGCGGTCCTCCTCGAGGAACGCGGCGACGGCGTCCCATTCGTCGGCGTCGGTGATCGACCCGGCTCGGCCGGCGCGGATGGCGTCGCGGATCTCGTCGGCGATCTGGCGGCGGGTCTGCGGGGTGAGCGCGGTGTGGTGTTCGCGGAGGGCCTGGGCGACGTCGGCGACGGCGTAGGTGCGGCGGCCGAGGGCGTAGCGGAAGGCGTAGACGAGCAGCTCAGGCGGGACGGCGATGGTGGTGGTGCGGGTGTCAGCCACGGGTGTACTCCCGGGAGTCGAGGGGCGCGTGCACGACGCCGGCGTCGGACAGGCGCGAGATGTGAGCGGGCAGGTTCGCGAGGACCTCGTCGGTGCCCTTCCGGACGCACGGCTGGCCGGCCTGGGCGAGGCAGTACGTGCACGACACGGTCATCGCGCGGTCGCGGTCTTCCGCGGACTCGAGGTTCACGACGCCGCCACGTTCAGCCGCGACGGGTGCACGTTGGCGAGCGCGACGGGCGCGGCGTCGCGGCTGGGCCGCACGCACGGCGCACCGGGCCCGGCGTGGCAGTGCGGGCACGCGCTGCGCCACTTCGACGGCACCGGGGCGGGCTCGTGCTCGGCGACGTCGTCGACGTGGCGGCCGACGCCGGCGACGAGCTCGCGCACCTCGGCCGCAGCGGCGATCTGGTAGCCGGCCTGCTCGCGCTGCGCGAGGTCCTGGCGGCGGGCGCGGATCGTGGCGCTGACGTGGCCGGGCATGAGCCACACCGACTGGGAGGCGTAGTGCTCGTGGACGGCGTCGACGGCCTCGGCGAGGGTCCAGCGGCCGCGGCGCGCGGCTTCGGTCCAGGCGAGGATGTTCGCGTCGGCGAGCTTGCGGTTGTCGTAGGCGATCACGACAGCGAGGAGCTGCCTGACCTGCTGGGAGTCCATCACGTGGGGCCTCCGATGGCGGGCGGGAGGTCGCCCGGCGAGCCCTGCAGCAGGGCCTGGATGCGGGCGTCGGTGGGGTGCATCTGTTGCGCGCCGGCGGGCTGGTTGCGGGCTCGGCGGACGTCGTCGTAGGCGTGTGGGAGGGCTCCGACGGGGTTCCGGAACCGGCTGTCGTGGGCGGCGTCGAGCGCGGCGGGGATGAGCTCGGGGTCGGCGCCCTGGGCGAGGAGCTGGTCGACGGCCTTGCCGAGTTCGCGGCGTTTCCCGCTGGTGAGGCCGGGGTTGGTCTCCGACCAGGCCTGGACGAGGCCGAAGGCGCTGGGGCTGTGCGCGGTGGCGTCGAGCTCGGCGGCCGCGGTGTGTTCGCGGCGCGGCCGCCGCGGCGTGGTTCGCGCGTCCGGATCCGCAGGGCGGCGGCGGGAGTCTCCCCGTGGTTCTTTATCTCTGTCTGTGCCTATGCCTATGAGCGATCCGGACGGAGTCCCAGACCCGATCCCATCGGCATCCCTCTGCGATCCCGAATCGGATGCGTTCTGGCACAGCTCGCACTCGTCGGAAGGTCGGCCCTTGGGCCCGACGTGCCATCGGCTGTGGTTGCCCTTCACCGACGCCTTCTGCTGCGCCGCGCGCCGCGCAGCGGTGATCTCCTCGACCTCCGCCTTGGACCGCTGGTGCTCCAGGTAGTCGTGCATCCGGACGCCTTCGGGGCCGTGGTCCTCGACGAGGCCGGCGTCGGTGAGCTCGCGGCGGGCTGCGGGGGTTCCGCGGCGGCGCCAGATGTTCGCGGGGACGCGGCCGTCGGTGAGGTGGCGGCTGCTCCAGCACCAGGTTTCGACGAGGAGTCGGAAGGCGCGGTCGGACAGGGTCTCGACCTTGGGGTGGTCGGGCATGCCGTCGTGGACGCGGATGTATGTGCGGCCGTCGTCGGCCACGGTGCCTCCTCTCGGGGGTGAGGGGGTTGGTGGTGCCCGGCCGGGCGTCGGAGGGGAAGTGACGCCCGGCCGGGTGGTGTCGCTCCGGGGCACCGGGGCGGCACCGTCGGCGCGCAGCGAGGGCAACGCGCCGACGTCGGGATCAGCCGCGCCGTCGGTTGATGGCGCGGCTCCTGCGCGCCAGCCGGTTCCGGGTGCGCCGCTTCCGCCACGCGGTGACGTCGAAGGTCCCGGGCCACACCTGCTTGTCGCGGAGGCCGAGGGCGATCGCGATCCCGAACGAGCTGTTGGTGTGGCGGAGCCGCTCGCGCTCGTCGTCGGTCAGGAGTGGCTTCGTCATCAGCTGACCGCCTCGTATGTCTCGGCGAAGATCGCGGGCTTGCACGGGTAGTGCTCGCCCTTCACCCCGCGGATCACGTAGTCGCCGTAGGACGCCTTCATGTCGCCCTCGAGGGTGTGGATGACGACGGCCGTGACGAGCCCTCGGCCCGGACCGGCGACCTTGGCCTCCTCGGCCTTCCCGTTGCACCAGGCGGCGATCTCGTCGCGGTTCTCGGGCGTGAGAGGGCCCATCGCCTGCACCTCGACGGGCTTCTTGCGGACGTGCAGCACGGGCGGCATCAGCCGATCTCCTCGGTGTTGGCGTCGTACGGCAGCTGCGGGTCGCCCTCGGGCGCCGGCGTGACCTCGCCGAGCTCCACCTCGATCACCTTCATCCCGACGACCGGGCGGTGGTGCCCGTCGGCCATGAGCTCGTGGTGGGGCTCCTTGACGCATTCGGCGATCCCGGAGAACCGCATCCGGCCGCCGAGGGTGGGGAGCTCTTCGACGATCGCGGCGGCCTTCATGCCGGTGAACCGGACGAACGTCTCGTCGGGGTCGGGCTTGTCGCTCATGCGGGGGTCTCCTGTCGGGGGGCGGTCGCGGTGGGGCGAAACAGGTCGGCGAGGCGGTCGGGCTCGGGGTGTCGTTCGGCGGTGATGCGGGCGACGTGGTGGCCCTCGGTGGACGCGAGGTAGTCGGCGGCGTCGGTGGCCTTCTCGGCGAGGACGCGGAGCTGGGTGGCGGTGAGCCACACGCAGCGGGCGTCGGCGTTGGCGGTGCGGGGGCGGAGCCAGAGGGCGGCGGCGTCGTCGGTGGAGGTGATGGGTTCGATGACGACGCGGCCGGTGTGGCCGGCGATCTGGACGCCGGGGATCACGACCGGACCCCCTCGGCGATAGCGGCGAAGAACGGGACCAGGGCGCGCAGGCGGGCCATGTCGTTGAGGCGCAAGGTCCGGTTCTCGTCGGACCAGTCATATGCCAGCGGGTCGTGCTTGCAGCCCGGTCCTTCGGGGTCGTCGCATCCGCAGCCGGTGTCACCGGGGATCAGGACGACGTGCCCTTCCTCGCAGCGGATGTCCCAGCGCTGGCAGTGGGCACCCGTGGCGCTGGGCACGTCGACGTCAGTGAGGTCTCCCACCGACAGCGTGTAGGTGCTGGTCCACTCGATGTAGAGGCGCCCGGTGCAGCCCGGCATCGGGCAGCGGACGTCGCTGTAGTCGAAGCTCACGACTCGGTCCGAGCGTCGTCGTCGGCGGCTTCCTGCTCAGCCGCCTCCTGCTCCGCCTCGGCCGCCATCGTGGCCTCCGCACGCGCGACGTCGTCCGCGGTCAGCAGGTCGGCCGCCGCGCCGGCGAGCCCGTCCGGGTGCCCGCTGGACTCCAGCTGCGACAGGGCGTCGATGACGAGCGACGCGTCGGCGACGGTGAGGCCCTTGGAGGTGTCGAGCTGGCGCTTGAGCAGGAGCCCGGTGAGGCGCAGCCGGTCGTCGCGGTCGTCCTGGCCGCCGAGCTCGGCCTTACGGAACATCGCGTGCATGAGGCGGTTCTGCTCGGGCGACGACGGTCGGTTCGGGTCGCGGTCCTCGTGCTCGTCGCCGGGGGCGTCGTAGCCGTCCTCGCCGGGCAGCGGCGGCCCCGCCGAACTCGGGGCCGCCGCGCCCGTTCCCGCGGCCGTGCCGCCGCCGACTGCGGCTGCGGGGGTCTTCGGTGCCGCCTTGCGGCGTGTGGCGCGCTGCGCGGTCCTGGGCGGCTGCTCGGGCGTCGTGTCGTCGCCCGGAGGAGCGTGTGTCTCGCCGGCCTCGATCAGCTGGGCGTCGCCGTCCTGGAGCTCCTCCAGCGTGTAGGCCATGCCGGAGATGACGTCGGCGAACTTCCTGCGGCACAACCGCGCCGACGCGCGAGCCACGAGCTTGTCGGCAGGGTATCCACCGAGGTCGATCTTGGCCTTCCGCGCCTGCTCGGCGGTGAACTCGACCTCGGTCCACTCCTCCTCGTTCGCGCGCCGCCCACGCAGCACGGCGCGCGAGTCGGTCGTCTCCACGTACTCGATCTGATGGCCCTTGGCCAGCACCATCGCGCGCATCAGCAGCGCCGACTGCCCCGGCTTCCCGCTGATCACATGGATGTTCTGGAGCGACGTCATCGGGCCAATGCCCATCTCGCGACCAGCGAGCATCGCGGCGGCGACGGCCGCCGGCTTGCCCTGCATCGCGCGCGGCACGAAGTCGGTGTGCGCGACCTGGGCTGCGAGCTTGCTGATGTCGGCGACGACGCGGATCCAGCCGTCGACGTCGTTGGCCGGCGGGAGCGCGGGGACGGGCGTGCCGCCCGTGATCTGGGTGACGGTCCCGCCGCGGTACTGCTCGATCTCGGCGCTCATGCTGCGCGGTCCTTCCGGTTGTTCTCGCGGTAGCAGGCGGCACAGATGCGCACGGTCAGGGCGCCGCTCTGTTTCGTGATGACGCCCGCGTCGGCGAGCTGGTGACCCCGCGCGCACGTCTTGCGGCCGTGCCAGAGCGCCTCGTGCTGGCGGCGCATGTTCTCGGCGTGGGTGACCGGGTCCATGTGCCACGGGTTGACGCAGTTCCGTCGCAGGCAGATGTGGTCGATCTCCAGGCCGGGCGGGATGTCGCTGATGAAGAACTCGTAGGCGACCCGGTGGCCGATCAGCTTCCGAGCAGAGCCGACCGAGACCTGCGAGTAGCCGTTGGGGGCGAGGCCGCTCTTGACCAGCCAGCAGCCGTCCTCCTCGACGGCCTTCGCCAGCAGGCGGTCGATCGCCGGCCGCGGCTTCGGGCCCTTCACGCCGGTGCCCCTTCCTTCGCGCGGCGGCGCGCGGTCGTGGGGGCGGGCTCCTCGACGACCTCGAGGCGGCGGCGCTTGAGCCGGCGCCCGGGGGTGAGTTCCTCGCCGACGTAGGCCTTGGAGGTCTCCTCGACGGCGCGGTGGACCTCGCGGATGTAGAGGAACTCGCGGAGCTGCTCGGGCCCGGCGACGAGGGGCCGCAGGCCGTAGTCGTCGCCGCGGACGTGGAGCGCGAACGCGAAGTCGAACGCGGGCATGGGCTGCTCGGCGCCCTGGGCGTCGACGTAGACGTCGGCGTAGCGGTAGGCGCACACCTGCCAGGCGGTCTCGGGGAAGATGCCGGACCGGCTGGTCTTGATGTCGCCGATGCCGACGACGGGCCGGTCGAGGTCGACGAGCTCGGGCATGCGCATCTGCTCGGCGAGGCGGGCGATGATCGCGGGGTCGTCGAAGGTGACGCCGAGGTCGAGGGTGCCGGCGTAGCCGTACTTGTGGGACATGACGACGGCTTCGACGAGGAGCGGTTCGGGCTGCCAGTCCTCGACGAACGCGATGTAGGACTCGACGTGGCCGGCGATGTCGTCGGGGAGTTCGATCTCCTCGCCCTGGAGGTAGCGCTGCGCGGCGTTGTGGACCTCGGTGCCGCGGTTGGCGGCGGTGTCGCGGTCCTCGTAGCGGGCCTTCTTGAGGGTGGCGAGGCGGGCGGCGGGCTTGAGCGCGGCGAGTTCGTCCCAGCGGTCGACGGCGGCGTCGGCGGTGGCGTTGGCGGCCCAGTTGATGAGGGCGTCCTTGGGGAGCGCCTTGAGGATGGTGGTGACGCCGGGGACCTTGAGTCCGTTGGCGTCGATGTACCCGTGGCCGCTGCGGCCGTACTGGCGGCGGCGGATGGGCCCGACGTAGGTGTTCACCAGGCGACTCCGATCTGTCCGAGCCACGGAGCGCCGTCGGTGTCCTCGACGACGTGCTCGCGCTCGGCGGGCTGCAGGGGGCGGAACGCGACGCGGGTCTTGTCGGTGCCCGGGTCGTACTCGGCGGCGGTGGCGACGACGAATCCGCCGTGGAGGTCGGGGCCCATGACGCGGCCGACGGCGACGTGCCGGACGTCGCCGGGGTAGGTGAGGTTCATCGGTTCCTCCGGAGGCGTTGGGGGAGCCAGCGCTGCCGTTCCCGCCGTGGGGCGGCCGGCGGTTCGAGCTGGACGAGGCGGCGGACGAGGGGCGTGTCCTCGATCCACACCTCGGGCGGGTGGACCTCGAGGTCGCGAATCAGCTCGGCGCGTTCGACCCAGGTGATCGCGCCCCACCGCTGGGACTGGTTGATGGATCGGTGGACGTGGCCGCGCATGACGTGGGCGTTGCGGCGCAACCAGTCGAGGAGGTGGGCGCGGTGGCTGGGGGTCATCGCGTCGAGGTCGATGAGGTGGAGCTCGCGGGTGTCGGGGTCGCGGGTGATCCAGGAGTGGGACTGGAGCAGTGCGTGGGCGGAGCTGGCGACGTCGGTGTAGAGGCCGGGGTAGTCGGCGGTCAAGGGCACGGGTCCTCCTTCGGGGTGCAGAACTGGCAGCCGAGGAGCAGCGAGCGCCGGTTGCGCCACCGGAGTTGGTGGAGGTCGACGACCTCGCCGCACGCGCCACAGGCCATCGCTGCCGCACCAGGCGCAGGAGCCTCGATGGGGTTGGGGAGGGGCCTCAGGAGCGCGCTGGTCGCGACGGCGGCGAGAACGGCTGCGCGGGTCACGTGGCATCCGAGGTGCCGAGGAGGACGGTGACGGCGCGGTCGGCGACCGGGCCCCAGCCGATCGCCACGCCGGCGTTGGACTCCTCGTTGCCGGTGTAGGCGCGCAGCAGCTCGTTCGCGAGGTCCTCGCGCGCCACGGTCGGGCGGCCGGTGCCGTTCTTCTCGGCGAGCTTCGCCTCCAGCGTGCGGGCCCGGTCGCGCGTCTGAACGATCGCGTCGGAGAGCGACTCCCCCGCGGCGAGGTCCAGCTCGGCCCGCGCGAGGCGGATCGTGGTCCGCGCGGCGAGCAGCTCCTCGGCCAGGAACGCGTTGCGGCCGCGGAGGTGCCCGATCGTCGCCGACGCCTTCCCGTACATCTGCTGGAAGCGGCGAAGGTCGCGCCGGGTCTCCTGGAAGTGGATCGCGACCTGCAACGCCTGGTTGTCGGTCAGGTCGGGCCCGGTGACGACCACCTCGGCCGGGTCGTCGAGCAGCTCGGCCGCCTCGACGGCGGCCTGGTCGACGACGTCGCGGCCGGCGGCGCGGTCGATCCCGTCGGCGAACCCGCGGAGGAAGTCGGCCAGCGCCTTCACGAGGACACCATCCAGCGGGTGACGGCGTCGACGGTGCGCTGCCACCGTGTGCGGCGGACGAGGCGGTGACGGCCCGGCCGGCGGACCGCGGCCGGGGGCATCGGGGTCAGCGTGAGCCCGCGCGGAGGCGTCGGGATGGGCATCGGGTGTGCGATGCTCTTGGTGGTCATGAGTGCGTTGTCCTCGTGATCAGTGGTGATGGATGCGGGTCAGGACGGGTCGGCGTGTGCAGCGCCGGCCCGTTCGCCGTTGGAGTGGCGCTCGATGACGTCGAGCAGCGAGTCGGTTAGGTCGTCGCCCCACTCCCCCGTCTCGGCGTGGTCGTCGTGGTCGACGGCCTGCTCGGGAGTCAGTCGGTTCCTGTAGGGCTGCGGCACGTAGCGGCGGGCCTCGGGGGCGTAGTCGAACATCGTGCGGAAGGCGCGGCGTCGGGCGACGCGGGCGGCTTGGGTGTTCTCGACGACGGGTGTGAGGAGCTGGGGCGGCTGGTTCCAGCTCTTGTTGTCGCCGGTCACGAGGCCTGCGGCTTCGTGATGGTGGGGACGTTCAACTTGCGGAGGTCACCGACTCGGAACAGGCGGTGGTTGCCGGGGGTGCGGCGCTCGGGGAGTTCGCCGGCGTCGACCCAGCGGCGGAGCGTGTTCCGGTGGACCCCCAGGAGCTCGGCTGCGACGGCGACCGTAACCAGGTCCTCGTCGCTGTAAGCGGGGTTACTGGGCATGGGGCAGTATGTAACCAGACTTACTCTCAACACACAAATACGTGCCGCGTGTCTCCCGGGTGCGGCGTAGTGCACTCTGGTGCGTTTGTGGGAGACGTGGTTACACTCGTCGCATGACCACGCCAGCGGCCGGGACCAAGCCGGTCGTCCCCAGGTGGACCTTCGCCGACCGCATGCGCAAGGTCCGCTTCGACGTCCTCGAACTGCACCAGGCCGAACTCGCCGAGAAGCTCGGCGTCACGAAGGCGGCCTACGCCGCCTGGGAGTCCGGCCGCACGCAGCCGCGCGACCTGATCGCTATCGCCCGCAGGGTCGAGCTGCTCTCAGGAGTGCCGGCCTCGTGGCTGCTCGGCGTCGACACCCCTGCCCCGACAGACGCGGAGGCTTTCCGAGTTAATCGTGGTTACGTCGGAAACGCAGGTTGGGGCACTCATCCGTTTGGCCCCACACGTCTGTCGCTGGCCCGGTCGGCATGAACGCAGCGTACTCGCGTCAAGATCCTCAACCACCCGACGGCGGATGTCCCAACACCCTCGCGCTTGAAAGTATCGACGCCTCGACCCGCGTCGCTCCCCACCTCGCAGACGTCGTAAGGCTCGACGATGCGAGGGGAACGGCTATGGCAAAGCGCACGACACGGGTGACCGGTCCGTACATCACGGAACCGATCGGGCACCTCGAGGAACACCTCGACTGGATGCACATCTGTGGCATGTCCGAGAACACCCTGCGCGCCAGGCGAATGGTGCTCACCTGGCTTGCCGAATCCGTCGGCCACGACCCCGCCACCGCCACGCCGTACGAGCTCCGCCGCTGGCAAGCCACGATCTCGTCGCACAGCTACCTGCGCTGGCAGACGCTCATCATCAGGCCCTACTTCCGCTGGTTGCAGGCCAGCGGGTACCGCACCGACAACCCAGCGGCGCTACTCCCGATGCCGAAGCGGAAGCGCCGGCTTCCCCGCCCGATCCCGGAGGACCGGCTGTTCGCGGCCGTGGTCGAGGCACCCGACCGGATCCGGCCGTGGCTCCTGCTGGCGGGCTGGTGCGGCCTCCGCGCCGACGAGATCGCCCGCCTTCGCACGGAGGACGTCTCCGTAGACCCGGACGGGGGTGTGTTCATCCGGTTCCTCGGGAAGGGCGAGGTCGAGAGGGAGGTGCCGATGCCGGGCTGGGTGTGGGTCGCGATCCAGCCACTGCTGCCCACCGCCCCCGGCCCATGCTTCGGCCGGCCCCGGCGAGCCGACGCGGGAAAGCCGTTGAAGGGCAAGCACGTAACAGACGCCGTCGCGTACTACTTCGGCGTCATCCGTGGGATCCCGGACCGGCTCCACTCACTCCGGCATCGCGTTGCCACGGAGGCGTTGCGCGAGTCCGGCGATCTCCGGCTGGTCCAGGACCTCCTGGGCCATGCGTCGCTCGCGACCGTGCACATCTATACGAAGGTGCAGCCGCAAGATATGGCGCGGACCCTCTCGGCACTGCCGCGGCCACTGCTGGGCGAGCGTGCGTCGTGAGCGGGTCGCTACTCCTCGTCCGCGTCCCGGCGGTCCCGCAGGCCGGCGCGGAGCTCGGCGCGGACTCGTTCGACGTCCCATCGCATGTGCCCACCGGCGGTGCGGAAGTCCGGCTCGATCTGCCCGGTCGCGACCCAGTGCCGCAGGGTGCGTTCGTTGACGCTCAGCTCTCGGGCTGCTTCGGGCGTCGTGAGGTAGCGGGGCGGCGGCTTCGGCACGGACGGGACGGTGTCGGCGGCGTTGCCGATTTGACCGTGGTTCTTGCCGATTTCACCGGACTTCCCCGGATTTTCGTCCCGGGTGCAAACGGCCGGCAGGCCGGAACGAGCACGGGGCCCGGCCGGGCTCCGGTGTAGCTGGACGGCCCCCGGCAGGTGCTGCAACACCTCGCCGGGGGCCTTGATCCCCACCAGGAGGGGACCCATGACCGACCGTAGCTGGCTGGAACTCGTCGACACGATCGCCCAGAACGGGCGCCTCGTCGAGCGACTCAACGCCGAGCATCGACCCGACAACGCGGGCCGTTGCCGAGTGTGTCGGGTCGCGGGGACGTCGCTGCACGCTGCGTTCCCGTGCAAGATCGCGGAGCTGGCTGGGGACGCCCGGGCCGTGATCCGATCCCGTGGAGCCGCGCGAGGCCCCGGATGAGGTGCTTCGACCCGTCCTGCAAGCGAGCCGCCGAGGTCGTCGTGCACATCGACAGCCTCGCCGTGCTGGCGTGCCTCACTGACGGCATCCGCCTCGCCCGCCACCTCCACGGTCGAGTGGTCCTTCTCGGCCGGCCGGGGGAAGAACTGACGCTGCACCCGCGCGGGGCGTAACTCCGTGCTCACCATGTAACAACTCTTCGCCAGCGAACGAAGAGTCTCCGCCACCACCGCACCAGCCAGGAGCTACCCGTGTCCTACCCGCAGCCGCCGTTCGATCCGACCCAGCAGTACCAGCAGCAGGAGCCGCCGAAGAAGTCGCGGAAGAAGTGGCCGTGGATCGTGGCCGCCGCCGTTGTGCTGATCATCATCATCGCGGTCGCCACGTCCGGTGGTGGAGACAAGTCACCGTCGAACACGGCGGCGGCACCCACGACCGCCGCGGCGTCGCAGGTTCCCGCTGTGACGACCGTGCCCGCCGTCCAGGCCCCGCCGGCGCCGACCACTCCGGCCATGACCACCTCGCAGGCCAACGCCGTGCGCAAGGCGGAAAGCTATCTGTCGTTCTCCGGGTTCTCCCGGACCGGGCTGATCAAGCAGCTGCAGTTCGACCAGTTCAGCACGGCCGACGCCACGTACGCGGTCGACCACATCACCGTGGACTGGAACGAGCAGGCAGACAAGAAGGCCGCCTCCTACATGTCGTTCACTGCGTTCTCTCGCGACGGGCTGATCAAGCAGCTCAAGTTCGATGGGTTCACATCGGACCAGGCGGCCCACGGCGCGAAGTCCGTCGGGCTGTAGGAGTCGACCATGACCAGCCCCACCCCTGAAAACCCCGCGACCGCCGAGGGCTACCGCGGCGGGAAGGTCATCTTCGACGGCCGGTTCGTCGAGATCGCGAAGAAGGGCCTCGCGGCGTTCACCAGCGCGAGCGGGTCGAAGCGCATCCCGGTCAAGGCCATCACGGCCGTGCAGATCAAGCCCGCCGGGGCGATGACCAACGGGTTCATCCAGTTCACGATCCCGGGCGGGAACGAGTCCCGGGCGACGTACGGCCGGCAGACGCGCGCGGCCGTCGCGGACGAGAACTCGGTCATCTTCACGAAGAAGCAACAGCCGGAGTTCGAGAAGATGCGGGCGCTCATCGAGAACGCGATGTACCCGGAGGCCTGATCAGTCCTGCGGGCGGCGCGGCGGCGGGATACGGGTCCGCCGCGTCGCGTAGGGCAGCAGCGCCCGGAAGTTCCTGACGAGCTCGGCGTCCTCGACAGCGCGCGCGGCGGACTCCCGGAACAGTTCCTCCGCGGCGCGCCGGTGCTCGACCAGCGCACGGTGCAGGCGTTCCTGCGCGACGAGCACGGCCTGCCATGCGGCCTCCTCGGCCTCGGCCGGGTCGGCGAGCCGTGCCGGCGACCGCCGGGTCATCGTCAGCCGCCGGACGCCGACGTCGGGTCGACGCACGTGATCGACCGCGAGTACGCGATGCCGTCCGTGCCGACCACCGGGCCGGTCTCGACGGGCTGGAACCCGTCGGGGCACGCCGGACCGGCCGGTCCCTGCCCGCCCTGCTGACCGTCCTGCCCGCGAGGTCCCGCGGGGAGCGGGCCCGCGTCAAGGGTCGACCCGTCGTCAAGGGTGAGGACTAGGCGCCCGCCGTCCGTCGTCGCCGCGACGATCGACCGTCCGGCGGGGCCGACGACGCCGCCGAGGTCGACGCGGGTGCCGTCGGAGTAGACGAGGACCAGGCGGCCCCCGTCGAGAGTGGTCGTGGCGATGCCGCGGCCGTCGTCACCGACGACCTTCCCGACGTCGCGGGTGGTGCCGTCGGAGTAGGCGACGACGAGGTGTCCGTCGGCGCCGATGGTGGTGCCGGTGATCCCGCGCCCGTCGGCCCCGTTGGTGCCGTTGCTGCCATCCTTCGCGGCCTGCACCGTCGGGGAGTCGACCGCGGCCTGCGCCGCTCCGCAGGCAGCGCCGACCCGGGCGCGGATCGCGGGGTCCTCGGCACACAGCTGCGCGAGCGGGTCGGCGACCTGCCCGAGCTGCTCGACGGCGACGGTCTTCTCCTGCACCGCGTCCTGCTTGGACACGACGTCGTGGACGGACAGCAGCGCGCCGCCGAGCACGCCCAGCGCGACGAGTGCGACGGGCCAGCCGCCGTGCCGTCGGATCAGGCGCCAGGTGCTCGATGCCGCGGTGACACGGGCGGCGAGAGCTGCGCCCCGGCCGCCCGCGCGGCGTCCTCCGCGGCGTGCCTCGCCATCCGTTCGTCCTCCAGGTCGGTCCGCAGGTCCCGGATCTGGCCCTGCAGGTACACCTGTTCGTCCCGCCACGCCGCCCGCTCCCTGGCGTGGTCCTCGTCCTGCTCCGCCATCCGCGTGGCGACCTTCTCCGCGTCGCGGCGCAGCGCCCGGATGATCAGCGCCATCCCGATCAGCAGCAGTGCGTACACCCCGAACCGGGAGATCAGCTCGGTCCCGATCGCGCCCAGCCCGTCCACGCACCAACCTCACCTCTCGCCTTGCGTCAGAACGACGTGCCCGTGTTCCCCGGGTCGACGCCCAGGTCCTCGATCACGATCTCGGTCGGCCAGCCCGCGTCCGCGTACGTTCCCGACGTCCCGGTGGTCACCGACCACACCGACAGCAGCACCCGCAGCGTCTGGTTCGACGCCGGCGTGTACGTCGCCGACAGCGTCGCCCCGTACACCGGGTCACCGGCGTCGTAGGTCTGGGCCTGGGTCCAGTTCAGCTGCGTGCTCGTCACACCCGGAGTGGTGTTGTTCGTCGTGTAGGTGAGCTGCAAACCGACGCGGCCAGCCGTGGTGCGGTGGTAGCCGACGTTCGGGGCGGTGATGCGGTACAGACGCCCCGTCTTGAGCGTCGCGCTGGCCTCCAGCACCTTCTGCGCGGTGCCGGCGCTCGTCGCGGTCGTGGTGGTGCTCGACGTCGTGCGACGGCCGCGGGCGATGACGCCGAGCCCTCCGGTCCACGCCGCAACGAGGTCGGTGACGAGCTGCGCGATCGTTCGGGCCGCCCACGACCCGGCCTTGCGCTGCATGACGGAGTCATCGGACGGGCTCAGCGCTGCGATCGCTGTGAGGTCGACATCGAGCGGCTGCGACGCTGCGTCGCCCGCGTCGACGTAGCCCTTGGTCGCTGCCTCCAGCGCGACTGTAGGCGCGGCGGGCAGCAGGATTGACTGCGCGAACCGGCGCGACATCAGCCGATGACCCGCAGCTCCCAGGCGTTCGCGGCGGGCGCGACCGGGAGCGTGACGACGACGTTGTTCGCGTCGGAGCACACCGAGTCGCACTCGACGAGCTGCCCGGTGGTGTAGCCGGACGCGGGGCTGGTGCCCGCGCGGACGACGACCTGGACACCGCGGTCGTTGAGGGCGTGGTTGACGGTGACGTTCGCCCCGGAGATCGAGAAGATGCCGCCGGTGGTCGTCGGGACGGTGCCNCCCGCGACGCGCGCGACGGTCCCGTCGACCGACACCCCGCCCGCCGCGACGGCGATACCGCCGCCCGAGGCCGGGTTCACGGTGATCGCGTTGCCGGGCAATGTGATGCCGTTACCGGCGGTGTAGGACGAGCCGGTGTTGCCGCGGATGATGAACGTGGCGCTGGTGGTGCCGATCGTGACCGCGGTGTCGGTGGTGAACAACGCGAACAGGTCGGCGTTGGTGCCCTCGCGGACGTCCCAGAATGCGCCCGGGGTGGCGGTGGCTCCGTTGGCCCAGTTCGACGGGCGGGTGAGCGCGGCGGCGGCGCCGTTCCACACCCACGGGCCGTTCTGCGAGGCGGTGGTCTGCCCCATCAGCAGGATGGTGTCGCCGGCGACCATCGTGATGCCGTCGATGGATGCGCCGGGCGCGCTCGTGCTGACGTTGGTCGAGGTCGCGACGCGGACAGAGCCCTTGATGACCAGGCCGGAGGACAGCCCGGAGAGCTGGGTGTCGACGTAGTTCTTCGTCGCCGAGTCCTGCGGGCCGGTCGGGTCGGCCTGGTTGGTGATCTTCTTGCCGCCGAGCGAGACGTCGACGGTGGGCACGGCGAACTCGTCGAGCCGGTAGGCCTTCACCGTCGCGGCGAGGTCGCTGATGGTGCTGGCGAGCTGGGTGCCGGTGTGGTTGGCGCGGGCGAGGAAGTCGATGGCCGCCGTGCCGTTCCAGACCATCAGCTTGTTGGTCGTGGTGTTGAACCAGACGCGGCCGGCGTCCTGGGTGCCCAGCCCGGCCGGGTCGGACGACACCGGGTTGAGCAGGGCGCCGAGCAGGGAGAACCCGGTCAGGTCGATCGACGTTGCGAAGCGGCGTGCCACGGGAGGGCTCCTCAGCTCAGGTAGACGGTGCCGGTGAACGGCACCCCGAAAGTGATCTCGGTGATCCCGGCGTCGGGCCAGGAGATGAACGCGGGCTCGACGATCTGGTCGAGCGTGTCGATGCAGAGGACACCGGCCGGGCGCCACGGCAGGTTGTGCTGCGCCTGCACGAGCAGCGTCGGGGCGGGGACGTCGACCTGCGCGGCGTGCGCGCCCCCGCCACTGCCGCCCGAGCCCGTGCCGGGCACGAACACCGGCACGGCGGCGGAGTCGTCGCCGACTTGCACGACCTGCGGGCCCGGGTCGCCGATCTCGACGACGATGACCCGCTCCCCGGGCAGCAGCGGCGCGGTCACTCCGTCACGTCCTTCGTCACCGAGATCGCGCCGACGACGAGGGTGACCCGGTACGGGTCGTCCAGCGGGCCGGCGTCGGGGTTGTTCAGCTCGATGTCAAAGGCCAGGGAGCGGTTCGCCTCGAGGAGCGCAGTGGCCGCGGGGGTCAGGTAGAGCCGGACCGCGGAGGTCTGCACGGGCTGCCCGTCGACCTCCCCGGTCCACGGCGAGGTCAGGATCCGGGCGCCGGTCGTGGAACCGGTCGTCGCCCAGGTGAGTACGACCTCGCCGTCGCGGCGGGCCTGCGCCTTGACCGTCCACCCCGCGTCGGGGTCGGCGAGCTCGATCCCTGCGCCGTCGACGACGACGACCCACCAGGGCGACAGGTAGGTGTCGCCCTGGTAGATCGTCAGGTCGGTGTGGACGGCCACGGGCGTCAGGCCTGCGGCTCGCCGTCGGCGGGCGCCTCGGGCTCGGCCGGGGTCTCGGGCTCGGCCGGGACGTCGTCGGGCCGCAGCCCGCGCAGCCGCGTCGCGGCGGCCCGGATCTGGTCGGCCGTCGCCTGGTCGACGGTCGCGTCGTCGGCCAGGGCCGCGTCGAGCTTCGCGGTGACGTCGTCGAGCTCGGCGGCGACCTCGTCGATCGCGCTGCCCAGCTCGGCCAGCGCGGCGTTCGTCTGCTCTGCCATCTTCCGTGTCTCCTTCGTGTTGCGTTCCACCTCGAGCAGGGCCCGCTCGATGCGGTCGGGGGCCCGCCAGCGGCGGACCAGCCAGCGGATCAGCACGGCGGTCAGGGGCCGTCGAGCTGCGGGGCGGGGGCGGTGACGACGGCCGGGACGGGCGCCTCGACGCGGTCGCGAACCACGACCGCCACGACGACGCCGACCAGGCCCATCAGCGCGGCCTGCTGCTCGGAGTCCCACTGCACCCCGAACGCCAGGACCAGCGCGAGGACCGCCTGCGCCGCACCGAGGATCGCCGGGACCATGCTGTCGGTCCGGACGAGGACGGCGGTCACGGCGCCGGCGATTGCGACGGCAGCGGCGTTGACCGCGCCCTGCACGGTCGGGTTCGCGTCGAACACGAACGCGGCCAGCACCTGCACGACCGGGGCCAGCAGACCGACATAGAGCAGCGCGGGTTCGCGGCGCATGTCAGACCGCCTTGCCGTCGAGCTTCGCGAGGATCGCGTCGAGCTTGTCCTCGACCGCCTCGACCTTGTCCCGCAGGTCGGCGAGGTAGAGCGCGCCCTCGCCGGCGTTGCGGACGCCGGCCTTCCCGAACAGCTGGGACTGGGCGGCCTCGAGGATCGTCTGCTGCTGGGCGTCGGACAGTGCCATCAGGAAGCCTCCGGAGGTCGTGGACGTGCGCGGGATGCGGTGCAGGGGGTCGGCAAGGAGGTCGGCGACCCGGGCGCGGAACGCCCCCATGTCGATGCCGGTCGGGTCGATCTTTCGGCCCTTCGGGGTGGCGCACTCGCGGTGCGCGCAGGCCCGGTCGGCGTTGCGGCGCATGTAGTAGAGGAGCGCTGCGACCAGCCGCGGGTAGCAGTCGACCTGTTCGGGGGTCCAGTCCCCGGTGCCGGCGGATTCGGCCTCGATCCCGAGGAACCGGTAGTTCAGGTCGGAGAACCCGGCCCAGGTCGAGGCACCGGCGTGGTAGGCCAGCCCGGCGGCGAACACGTACACGGTGCCCGACCGGCCGATCCCGAGGTTCGCCAGCGGCCCAGGCAGATCGGAGCGGCCGTCGCGGACGACCTGCAGCGACGGGTACTCCCCCGTCCGCGGCCCGGCGGTGTGGTGACAGACGACGCCCTCGACGGCGGTCATGCCGCCGTGGCCGCGGTTGCGCCACCCGGACACCTCGGCGACGGGGTAGCCGGTGAGGCGGGCGGCGTCGGCCAGCCACGCGACCATGAGGCTCATCGGGCGTCCTCACGGCCGAGGTCCCACTGCGCGAGCTCGTACTCGCCGGGCAGGGTGAGCTCGGAGACCGCGCGCAGCGGCTCGTGTCCGCGGACGACGAAGTGCCCGATCATGTCGTCGGTGGTGACCTGCTCCGGCGGGACGTCGCGGAACGCGAGGGCCTGCAGGTCCAGTTCGTGGCGCGCCATCGGCGGGGCCCCTTCTCGACACCAGACGTGGTGCCACCAGGGGCGGGGCTTCGGCCACCGTGGGCCGGTGCCCGGGATGCTACCTGCCGGGCCCCGTTTCACCGGTCAGAAGTCGGTCCCGGAGGCGGCGACAGCGACGCCCAGGTCCTCGATGTCGACCTGCGCGAGCCACGGGCTGGTGTTGTAGATGCCGTAGGTGCGGGCACCGTCTGCGCCTTCCAGGGCGAACAGCAGGCTCAGCCGCGACGCCCCGGACGGCGGCTGCCAGAGCCGGCTGATGACGCCGTCGCGGACGCTGGCGTTGGCCGGGGTGGTCTGCGCGGTCTGCCGGATCGTCGGCGACGTCGTCGTCGCGTCCGACCCGTCGGTCGTGGCGTGGAACCACAGCGTGATGTTGGAGTCGCCCGCCCCGGTGACGTAGAGCCCGCACCGGGCGGTGAGCCGGTACTGCCGCCCCACGGTCACGTCGACGGCCAGGCGCATCACCGCGGTCCGAACCAGGCCGGCGAAGGTGAACCCGGCGCCGGCCCGCTCGCCCCAGGCGACGGTGCCGCGGGGCCCGTTCTGCGCGGCGGCCTGCGCGCGGACGGTCCGCCGGTCGAGCTCACGCAGCCGCGCCTCGTCGCGGGCGGCGACGCTGGCCTCCGAAGTCGGCGCCCCGATCCGTCCCACGTCAGCTCTCCTTCGTCGTGAACGAGGTGGTGTCCGGGTCCACCGAGACCCCGACGATCCGGGCGCTGATCTCCCCGTCGTCGAGCCACGGGTGCCCGGTGAACGGGAACGTGCCCGTGTCGCCCAGCTGCCAGGTCGTGCGGTACAGCGGCAGCAGGTCCGTCGGCGCACCCAGCGTCACCGCCTCCACCGGCCACCGGTACTCCTCGCCGTAGGACGCGGCGAGCGCGTCGAGCTGCGACTTCCGCGTCTCCGACGTCGACGTGCGGTCCGCGCGCTCCAGCGCCGGCCACGGGTCCCCGCGGTCGAACGTCGCAACACCGATCGGGCGGGCCGTGGACGCCCCGCCGGCGGCGTCGCCGGTGACGTAGGCGGTCGACACGGTCTCGGAGTCGTCGACGTCCCCGGACAGCGTGGTCAGCGGGTAGTCCCACACGGCGTCGCTGTTGAGCCCGCCGAGGTCGGGCGTGCCGATCGCGGCGCCCCACGACAGCTGCGACTTGTCCGCAGACATCTGCGGCTGCATCAGCACGTCCGGGCCACCGTCGGCCTCGACGACCGCCTTGACCGCCTCGAAGGTGGTGCGCAGGTCCACGCCCTTGTAGGTGACGGGGTCGCCGGAGTTCCCGGACTGCGCGGGCAGCACGATCGGCAGGTCCCGGCGCGACCCGCTGATCGCGCGGGTGAGCAGCTCGATCACGAGATCCCGCGGCGGCAGCGCCACCGTGAGGTCGGCCGCCGGGTTCGTGGGGTCGGCCCAGTAGCCGTCCGCGACGACGACGCGGCGGTCGAGCAGCTTCCCGATCGTGGAGCAGCCCACCGACACAGAGGTGTCCGTCCACTCCAGCGTCGCGACCGGGCCCGCCCACAGGGCGTCGTCGCCGCGCATCAGCACGAGCGACACTCCGCAGCCAGCCGACGCGATGCCGCGCAGCGTCGACCGCAGGATCTGCCCGGCCCGATCGAGCCCGGGCAGCGGCACGGTGAGCGAGAGCTTCCCGGGGCTCGCCCAGGCGAGGTTCTCCTCGAACGACCAGTCCGGCTGGTCGATGCCGTCGACGACCTGCCCGGTGCGGGTGTAGGCGACGAGCACCTCGTAGTCGAGGTCGTCGCTCACTGCACTTCGATCTTCCCGTAGATCGTGACCTCACCGGGGTCGGAGAACCCGCCGGCCACGTACGGGACGGACTGGTTCGGCACGCCCGGCGCGGCCGCGACGAGGTAGGGCAGCATCTGCATGTCGTTGTTGGCGCGCGGGAAGTACAGGCTGATCTGGTTCGAGTTGGCCGGGACAACGGCCCGCCCACCAGGCCAGTAGAACGCGTTGTTCACCCCGGCCCGCCCGATCACCCACAGCGTCGCCTCGAACCACTGCGCGTACGCCGCAGAGGTCATACCGCCCGGCAGCGTCGTGTAGATCTCCCCCGACCCCATGCCGATCCCGGCGACGCCGCTCCCGACCTTGAAGATGTACTTGAACTCGAGGTCCTTGCCGGTGAGCTTCCACTTCACGAACTTCGTCGCGCCCGGCCCGAGGTCCGCGGTCCCCGCCGGGCCCGACCCACCGCCACCGGTGCCCCGGAAGTACAGGTCGGCCGGGTCCTGCGTCCACGACGTCGGCGCGGTCACGGTCAGCCACACCGACCCCGTCCACACGTCCTCGCGGCCGTTGCGGAACTTCCGCCGCTCCCCGACGTAGCCACCGATCCGGGTGTCCCCGGTCTCGACGAGCCGCGACGCGCCCGCCGCCCGCGCCCACGCCATGATCGCGACGGGTGTCTGCGGGCCGGCGTTGGTGACCTGCACCCGGAACAGCGGCACGGTGTTCGCCGGCGCGCTGGGGATGCTCGGCGACGCGGACGCGGTGCCCTTCACCGTGTTGAGCCGGTAGGTGGCCGAGTCGGAGCTGTCGACGACCTCGCCGTAGATGATGTCGTAGCGCGACTGCCCCGACGTCGGCAGCGGCGTGTCGATCGGCACGGTCATCGTCGCGGTCGACGTGCACACGTACGTGCCGAGCGCCGCCTCCACGATGGCCTGGTGGGCGGTCACCAGGATGTTGTTGCCCGACACCGACGCCGACGGCCCGGCGCCCTCGACGACACCGGAGTCCGCGAGGACCGACGAGCCCGGCGCCTTGCCCCACGTGGCGCCGAGCGCGAGCCGCGCCTCCGCCGACACCACCTTCTGGTTGGAGATCCACGGGTCCGTGGTGCTCGCCGACGATGCGCCCATCTTCTGGTTCCCTTCCTCAGACCCAAGTACCGCGGGTGTGCACGGTCAGCGCCGACCCCGCGCCGGTGGCGCCGGTGAGCCGGAACGTGCGCTGCTCGGCCGGGCCGAGCCGCGGCCACCCGCCGCTGATCCAGATCGCGCCGCGCGCGTTCGACGCCCCGATGACCGCCCCGCGGGCCGGGATCGGCACCGGGCAGCCCGGCACGTCGAACGCGACCCGCGCGCTGCAGTTGATGAACACCGACTCCCCTGCCGCGACCGTGCCCCGCACACCGACGATCGACGTCCCGGCGAGGTCTGCGACCTGCACCCCGGACGTTGGGCCGGTCACCTGCAGCACGAGCTGGTTGTCGACCGTGCCAGCGCCGAACACGGTGGCCTGGGCCAGCGATGCGGCCGTGCCGGTCGCGATACCGGGCGAGCTCGTCGTGATCCCGGGCGACGCGGTGACGATGCCACCGACCCCGTCCGACCCGGCCGAGGACGGCCCGACCGACGTCCACGACGGCAGGTACCGGTACGGGTCGGCCGCGATCACCGGCACCGACCAGTCCCACTGCAGCGGCCCGGTCTGGTCGCACAGCACCTCCCCGGCCTGCTCGACGTAGGCCAGCAGCGGGTGCGTGGCGCCGTCGACGACCATCGGGTACCGCTCGCCCGGGTCCGGGCAGATCGCCAGCAGCCGCTCCGCCGCGGCCCAGCCTTGGGCGTCCGTGGCCGGGAACATGCGGCCCTCGACCGACATCGACCGGGTCTGCCGGTAGGCGGCGGAGCGGTGCGCGCCGTCGCCGGTGGTCCGCTCGGTGTGCTTGGTGCGCCGCGCCGGCGCGGACAGCCAGCCCTTGATGCTGGTGCAGATCCATGTCGTGCCGTCGGCGTCGACGTACTGCTCGTGCGTGGGGCCGTGGGACGCGGTGAGCACGTCGAGGGTCACGAGCCTCATCCGGTCCTCCTGGCCCAGGCCTGCTTGCGGACGACCTCGTCGGCCAGCCGCGAGATCTCCGACTGCGACATGGGTTCGCGGGCCTGCAGGGTGATCTGCGCGCCGTCACCACCGCCCGGGCGGACCTTGTCCCACTGCTCCGGGGTGAGGATCGCCTCCGGGCGTGACGTGCCGTTGTAGACCGTCGAGAGCCCGGGCGGCAGCCAGCCACCCGAGTCGTAGCCGCCGGGCCGGTCATACGCCGCGGCGAGCGACCCGTACCGGGCGCGGGCGTAGCGCATCGACGCGACGACGTTGGCCATCGGGTCCCAGATGTCGTTGGGCAGGGACGGGTCCCGGTAGGCGCGGAACGTCGGGTCGATGACCTGCATCAGGCCCTTCGACGGCGTGCCCCGGGCGGCGTTGGAGTCCCAATTGTTGATCGCGCGCGGGTTGCCGCCCGACTCCTGGTTCATCCGCCGCAGCGTCCGGTCGACGTCGCCCGCGGACAGCCCTAGCCGGGCAAGGGCCTGCGTGACGAGGCCCCGCCACTGCTCCACCCCGGCGCCGCCGGTGTACGAGGACGCTGCCGACGACTTCGCGTCTTCCTTCTGGCCTTCCCCGACCAGGAAGTCGAGCACCTTCTGTCGACCCCAGTTCAGGGTGTTCTTCGGGATGTCGAGGAAGGCTGGCGGGGCGTGGAACGGGATGAGCGCGGCGAGCCCGTCGGTGGCGGAGTTGACGAGGTCGCGGACCTTCATCTCGAACCAGTTGTAGCCGACCGCGGACCCGGAGAACCCGACGGCGTTCGACCCGGCCGCGCCGGGGAACCCGTTCATCGCCCAGTGCACGTGGTTGTAGTGCTGGGCCTGGATACCGGGGCTGTAGGTGAAGGGCCGGCCGTTCTTGAGGTTGATGCCCGGCGTGTGGATCAGTTCCGTCGAGCCCGGGTAGTTGCTGGCGATCCAGCGGTCCACGGCGAGCATGAACGGGGCGTCGCCCGAGCGGGGCCCGGCGATGTCGATCGCCTTCCCCGCGCCGTGGTAGTCGGCCGCGCCCGGCCGCACGCTCGAGGTGAGCCGCGCCGTGGGGAAAGCGCCGTGAATGATATTCCAGAGCGCCTGCCACACCGCGCCACCAGCGCCGGCGCCGACGGAGCTGGAGCCGGACACCCCGCCGAGACCGGCGCCGATCTCGACGTCCTGCTCGGCGATCAGCTTGCGGTGCAGCGCATCGGCCGCGCCGAGGCCGCCCAGGGACTTCACCGCGGGCGCGGACAGGATGTACTCCGGCCCGGCCTCACCGGCGCGGAGCAGCATGTCGCGCGGGACCGGGCCACCGGCGGCGTACTCCGGGATCGGGTCGAGGCCCTTGGCCGGCTCGACGCCGGGGAGCAGGTCAGCGACCCAGTTCCACGCCTTGAGGATGCCGTTGTTCCACACGGTGTTGATCAGGAAGTTCACGGGCTTCGCGAGGAGCCGCTTCATGCCGTCCCAGATCCGGCCGATCCAGTCGACGGCGGCGGAGAAGCCGTCCTTCACCCAGTTCACGCCGGCGACGATGGCGTCGAAGGTGGGCTTGATGACGTTGGTCCACACCCACGAGATGACCGTGCCGATGCCCTGGAAGGCGGGCTCGAAGATGTTGTGCCACAACCAGTTCAGGACCGGCGCGAGGACGTTCTGCCACAGCCACACGAGGGCGTCGAGGTTGGGCTTGATGACGTTCAGCCACACCCACTCGACGACGGCGCCGATGGCGTTGAAGATCGGCAGGAACACGTTCTGGTAGAGCCACTGCGCGGCAGGAGCGATGACGTTCTGCCACACAGCGACGAGCGCGTCCCACACGGGCTTGAGGACGTTCTCCCACAGCCAGGTCGCGGCGGCCCCGATGCCGTCGAACACGGGGACGAGCACGTTCTCGTAGAGCCAGGTCGCGGCGGCGGCGAGCAGGTTCCACGCCACTATCAGGGGCCCGACGAGGACGGTCATGATGACCGCGAACAGGATCTGCGCGGCCTTGCCGATGAACGAGAACACCGGCTGCAGCACGGACTGCCACAGCCACGTCGCCGCGGCGGCGATCCCGTCGAACGCGGGCTTGAACACCGATTGCCACAGCCACGTCGCAACGTCGGCGACGACGCGGAACGCGGCCTGGACGAAGTCGCGGAACCACTCGACGTTGTTGTAGGCCCAGATCAGGGCACCGACGAGCGCACCGATCGCCAGGACGATCAGGGTGACCGGGTTGGCGTTCATGACGATGTTGAGCGCGGCCTGCGCGAGGGTCCACGCCTTCGTGGCGCCGACAACGGCCAGGAGCAGCCCGACAGCGACACCGCCCGACGTCGCGAGGAACGACAGGATCTCCGGGACGGGGCCCCAGTTGAAGATCGCTGTGCCCCAGTCGATGAGCGTGGAGAAGATCGGGAGGATCTTCCCCCCGATGAGGTCGACGACGGTGGTCTGCAGGGTCCGCTGGAACGACTCCATCCGCGCCGCAGGCGTCATCAGCGCCTCACCTGCCGCGTCGGCCGCCCCGCCGATCTGCCCGAGCCCGGCCGCCGCTGTCTCGGGATGCAGAGCGAACAGCGCGGCGCCGAGGTCCTCGGCCTGGGTCCCGAACAGCCCCGTCGCGATCGCGGCCTGATCGGTCGGGTCCTTCACCGCGCGGAGCCGGTCGAGGACCTGGCCCAGGGCGTCCTTCGCGCCCTGTCCACCGGCGGCGATCTGCGCGGTCGTCTTCTCCGCCGACAGCCCGAGCCCCTGGAAGGCGGTCTTCGACGACTCCGACCCGTCGATCGCCCGGATCGAGAACTCCTTGAGCGCGTCGGCGACGAGGTCGCCGTCGCGGGCGCCGGCCTGCAGCCCCTGCGTGATCAGGCCCGTCGCGTCGGCGGCGTCGAGGCCGAGCTTGCGGAACTGGGTGCCGTACTCGTTCAGGGTGTCGAGGAAGTCCTCAGCCTTATCGGCGCCGGACTGGAAGCCGCGGTAGATGACGTCGAGCGCGACCTCGGCGTTCGGGGCCAGCCCGGTGCGCATGACCTGCCCAAGGGCGTTCGCGGCGCCCGTGGCGTCGACCCCGAACGCCGTCGACAGGTTGAGCACGCTGCCGGTGACGTCCTGGATCTGGGCGTCCGTCGCGTCCGCTGCCAGGGCGCCGGACTGCAGGACCGACCGGATGGCGTCGTTGACGTCGCCGATGGACTCGCCGTAGGCCTGGCTGTAGAGCTCCCCGGCGATCTTCCCGTACCGGCCGGCGTCGGCCGAGGAGAGCCCGAGCTGGGCCTGCAGCTTCCCGTTCGCCGCGGAGAAGTCCATCGCGTCGCCCAGGGCCTTCACCAGCGCGGCGCCGATCAGCGCGCCTGCCGCGACGCCGGCGGCGACCATGCCGGGGCTGGAGATCTGGTCCTCGGCCTCGTTGGTGTCCACGACCGGGGTGATGACGATGTCCGGCGGGGAGAACGAGTTGATCCGAGAGGTGATCTCCTCGAAGAACCCGCCGAACGACGGGACCATCGGGACGGCGATGTCACCCGCGGTGTACGTGCTCACGACGCCGCTCCCTCAGGACGCGGGTTGAACAAGGCGATCACGCGCTCCGCCTCGTCGCGATCCGCGCGCTTGCGGAGGTCGTCGACGAGCGTCCGCGGGCGCTGGGGCTTGGGCACCTCGGGCGGCTTCCCCGACTTGCTGTTGACCCCGATCAGCGTGGAGTGCATCGCACGCACGGCGTGTAGGAGCTCGGTCAGCAGCTCCCGTTCGGCGGTCCACCCGACCAGGGACATCCGGGGCTCCTCTCCGCTGTCGGTCTGCGCGGCGACGAGCAGCGGCGCGATCTCGTCGTCGTCGTGGAGCGCGGCGATGTAGCGCGACTCGCGGGGGAGCTGGTCCGCGAGGCGGAGCAGCTTCCCCCACGGGTGCCTGCCGCGGAGGAAGTCCAGGAGGTCCAGGCCGAGAAAGGCCTGCAGGTCGTACTCGAGCTCGTGGCCGTACCGGTCGATGAGGTCGACGGCACGGCCTACCGTTCCGGGGAGGCTCCCGGGCCGCCGAGGTTGAGGTCGGTCATGACGTCCTGGATCAGGTCGCGGTAGGCGGTGAACGGGGCGTCGGGCTGGGCCTCGTTGAGCCGGTCGAAGTTGTCCTTCCCGATGAGCACCGCCATCGCGCCGGCGAAGTCGGCCTTGCGCTGCAGCTCCTGCAGGGACTGGAGCGCCTCGGCGGTCGGGATGTGGACGCGGATGACGTCCTCGGGGTCGTCCGAGACCGGGACGACGGCTTCGACGTCGCGGGCCTCGGCGACCATCCGGTTCCAGGACCGGCGTTCCTTGCGGTTCGGGACGGGCGTGCTCACTTCGACGCGGCCTTCCCGCCGCCGTTGGTGGCAGTGTTCGTGTCGACCGGCTCGGCGTCCTTCGCGTCCGCGGCCTTCGCGTCCCCGTCCTTCGCGCCGGCGTTGACGATGGTGTCGTAGGAGCGGCCGGACTTGATCCGGTAGCCCTGGCCGTAGACGAGGTTGTTGAGCTCGATGGGGTCGCTCGTGACGTACTCGCGGCCGTCGGGGGCGATGAGGGTGGTGTTCTGCACGGCTGGTTCCTCTCGTGGGTCGTTGCCGGTGGTTCCGGCCGGCGGCGGGCTGCAGCAGGACGCCCGCCGCCGGACCGGGTCTGGGGAGCGGCTCAGGTGGCGGCCGGGAACCCGGCGGCGACGAGCTGGGACTTCCAGCCGGGGCCGAAGAAGAAGTGCCGCACCGCGTAGCCGAGGACGGGGTCGACGAACGCCGTGCCGGTGACGGGCCACTGCAGCTCGTTCCCGTCCGTCCACGACTGGTCGTCGACCGTCGTGATGGACATGCGCGGGCAGAACCGCGCGATGTAGACGGCGTCCAGGCCGACACCATCGGCCATGATCGCGAGGAACCGGCGGTAGATCGTGGTGTTCGCCGAGGCCTGGTTGAACGCCACCTCGCCGGTGGTCGCGGTCGGGGTCACCGCGGACAGGTCGACACCGTAGGACAGCTCGAGCGAGAGCCGCTTCGTCTCCTGCATCGTGAACTTGAGGTTCGTGACGTCGGAGGTGATGTCGCGCCGCGTCGGCTCGAACGCGCCCCAGCTCGTGGTGTCGGAGGTGTCCATGTCGCGCGACCACGAGGCACCGTCGTCCTTGGTGATGTACCCGACGTCGGTGTAGTTCGCGGGCAGCGCGGCGGGGTCGGACGAGGCGCCCGAGGACATCGCGGTCGGGGCCGCGGCGCTACTCGGGGCGACCCAGATGCCGCCGTTGAGCGCCTTCCGGATCAGCTGCTGCTGGCGCTGCTGCAGGGAGGTGAATGCCGGCATGTCAGAGGTTCCTTCCTAGGATCGCGGCCGGCGCCACGCCAGCACGAAGTTCGTTGTGACCGACCGCTTGTCGAGGTCGGGGTCGGGGATCTGCTGCGGCGGCGTGAACGTCGCCGCGTTGTCGATCAGAGCCCCGCCGACCACCGTGTTCGGGCTGGCGAGGATCACCTGCCTGCACTGCTCCGACAGCTGCCAGGACTCCGTCCGGGTCGCGCCGATGCAGGTCACCTCCACCACCGGGGAGTCGGTGATCCCGTCGTCGGAGCCGCCGGTGCGCACGACCCGGATGAGCGGGGTCGTGATCGTCGGCGGCGTCGACGTGACCGTGGGCGCGATCGGCTCCAGGAGGTCGAGCAGGACGACCTCGGCGTCGGGCCACGGCGTGAGGAGCTCAGCCATGGGTCACCGACCCGACGACCCCGACGACACCGCGGAACCGCGACTTCACGTCCGGGTACCGGAGCTCGCCGGCGGCCGGGGCCGGGACGAGGACGGTCGCGCCCGCCCGGTCCCGCCGGACACCGGACGCCGGCGAGGTCGTGACGACCGGCGTCGGCATCTGCGCGTACACACCCGCCGGCGCGCTGGCCACCCGGGCCGCGACGTCGTCGGCGTGCCGCTTGACCGCGTTGCGCAGCTCGACGTTCCGCGCCAGGTACGCGCGGATCGCGGGGCTGTTGCGGCGGAACCGCGCCCGGTTCGTGCTCATCCCGACACCGCCTTGAGCGGCACCGAGCACACCGCGCGCCGCCCGGTCAGCGGCGAGGACCACTGCGCGGGCTCGCCGTCGACGTGCCAGCGGCGGCCGCTGATCTCGATGACGTCCGTGGCGACGACGTCACTGCCGTAGGGCAGATAGAGCGTCGCGGTGGTCGTCACCGTGTCCCCGCGGGTGACGAGGTCCTCCGACGACGACGCAGGCGCGAACGCCCCCGCCATCTCCGTGCGCACCTCGGCGCCCTTGTCGCCGAACCGGTCCACGCCACCGGGGCGGCACCGGACGACCGTGTCGGGGTAGCGCATCAGGCCCACCCCGCCAGGTGCGGAGACGGCCACACCGGGGGCACCTCGACGTGCGGGGTGATCGTGAACGCCCCGCCGCCGGCGCCGAGCAGCGCCCACTCGTCGTCGAGGATCGTGAGGAACCCGGCGGCCACCCTCGTGTCGAGGGTGGCCGACCACGGCCCGATGGACTCCTGCCGGTAGCCCTCGCTGTTGCGCAGCACGCGCGCGACTGCCTCGGCCTCGATGTCTCGGACGAGGGTCGCGTACGTCGGGTCTGCGTCAGTCCTCGTCCGCAGAGACGGCAGCCGCGTCAGCAGCCTTGCCTCGGCGGCCTCGAGCTGCGCGCGGGCGAACTTCGTCTCCTCGGTCGTCAGCTCCCGCCTCAGCTGCGTCGCCACGTCCGTCGTCTGCGCCAGCGCCATCGCCGCTGTCCTCCGCCGGGTCGCCGTAGTCGAGGTCGTCGGTGGGCTCGAACCCGTCGGGCGTGGGCCCGTCGGTCTGGACGACGGTGCCGACGTCGGGGTGCTTGTAGGTCGCCACGGGTCAGGCCGCCGTGGTCTTGGTGAGCTTCACGAACGACGAGATGTCGTTGATGAGCAGGCCGAACTCCGTTTCGGCCCGGACCGCGACGAGGTTGTTTTCCCAGAGCGACGTCAGCTCACCGTTGATCGTGACGGTGGCCTCGGTCGACACGTCGTAGGAGATGCCGCCGATCTGGCCCCACGCGATCTGGCTGAAGTCGCCGGCGTAGCCCAGCGGGTAGGTCGTGGACGCGCCGCCGGGAGTGGGCGCCCCGATGCCGTCGGCCATCGACGACTGCCGACCGATGAGCCGGCCGCCGCGGGCAGCCGGGGCGGTGCCCTCGTACGGGGCCTCGATGTAGAGCGGGCGACCGGTGGTGTCGACGGTGCCGAGGAGGTCGGGCTCGAGACGGGTGTCGAGGGCGAACCCGGTCAGCTTCTTCCCGCTGTTGACCAGCAGCCGCAGCGCCGCGACGAGGTCCCCGTGGACGCCACCGGCGCTGGCCGCCGTGGTGCCGATGCCGACCGCATTCGTGGCCTGGTCGAGGTAGGCGCCGAACGGGGTGTTCGTGCCGTGGAAGCCGGCGGCGTCGAACGCCATCGCGAACGCCTCGCCGAGCTGGGGCCGGATCTCGTCGACGTAGCCGCCCGGGTTGGCGCGCACGACCTCAGCGGAGACGACCGCGATGGCCGCGATCTTCTTCGGGGTCATCGACTTGAGCGTCATGCCGCCCTTGCTGGCCGGCTTCTGCCCGGCCTCCGCGACCCATGCCGCGGTGGGCTTCGAGGTGATGACCGGGACCTCGGTACCGGCCAGGCCGAGGGGGACCTTCCGCGCGAGCTGTTGCAGCGCGGACGCCTTGTAGGCCTCGTTGAAGATCGGGGCGGCGCGTTCCTTGGTCAGGAAGCCGGAGAAGTCGCCGGTGACGGTGGGGGCGGTGATAGCCACTGGGCCCGCCTTTCGAGTGTGGGATCCGATGTCGGACCGCCACCTCGGGCGAGCGCGCCCCCACCGCGGGGGACTGGATGCGGCGAGGGTAGCCGATCAGATGCCGAGCTTGGCCCTCAGCGACTCCTCGAGCGGGTCCCCGTTGAGCGCCATGCCCTGGCCCTGCGAGGGGTCCGGCGCCTTCCGCCGCTCCTCCCGGCCCGACGCCTGGACACTCGCGGTGAGCGCGGCCAAGGCCTTCGCGTCGGCCGTCAGCTCCTCCTCCGTGGTGCCGCGCAGCCGGTCGGCCAGCTCGTCGGGAAGCTGCGCCCGGCGCGCGACCCGCTCCCGGAGACGGCCGAGCTCGGCCTCCTCCGCGCGCCGGTTCGCGTCGGCGAGCTGCTCGGCGAACCGCTGCGCCTCGGACTTCTTCGCCTCGTCAGCGGCCTTGGCCGCGGCCTCGTACTGCTCGAGCTCTTTGAGCCGCTTCCGCAGCCCGGCGTTCTCGCTGTTGGTCTTGCGGATCTTCTCCATGGCGCGGTCGGCGTCGAACGGCTCGGCCTCGGTGCTGCTCTCGCCGGCGGGCGCGGTCTCGGTGGTGTTCGTGGTCTGCTGCTGCTCAGTCACGAAAGACTCCAGAATCGCGGGGAGCGCGCCCACCCGGGGCTCATAGGTCGCGGCCATTCGGCACCATCAGCGACCTGCAAATACTAGCTCACGCAGCCTTGCGGTCCGGGTTCTCATATGCCTTCCGGAATGCGTGCCATTTCTCCTCCCCGTAAACACCTGACGACGCGTCGTAATAGATTTCCTGGATTCGCTCGAATTCGTCGCGGCCTGGCCAGTCCCGCTGGCCGTCGCGGACCAGGATCGCCACACACCGATCCTTGTCGTGCGCCTGGAACCCGGCCGAGCGCCTCGCGTCGGAGTGGTAGACCGGCCCGCGGCTGATCATCAGCGCGCAGAACGGGCACGGCTGCGACGAGTCCGCGACCCGCGCCCACCGGCCCTTGCCACCCGACGCAGATGACACCTGGATCGTCGTCTCCCGCCCGGCCTGCTCGACGTGCCGCACCAGCCGCGCCGAGCCGTCCGCCGCGACCTTCGCCGGGGACCAGCCCGGCGCGTTCCGGGGCACCCCGAACACCGTTGAGCGCAGCGCCTGCAGCGTCCACGCGATGTCGTAGGGCAGCGGCGGCGGCCGCGACGCCGACGGCAGCACCGCCCGCGCCGCGAGGTAGGAGATCGCCGCGGCCTGCCCACGCCACCCCACCAGCTGCGGGTAGAGCAGCGCCGCGATCCGCAGCCACCCCGCTTCGGGCAGGCCGGCCTCGGCGCCGCGGAGCAGGATCGGCAGCACCAGCTGGGCCGCCTCGCGGCTGATCAGGTCCTGCTGCTGGCGGAGCTCGACGAGCGGCACGTCACGCCTCGATGGCCGCCGGCGCGGTGAGCTGCTGCGCCTGGTCCGCGCCGACCGACTTGATCAGCGCCGCGAGCGGGTCGGACGCCATGAGCTGGGCGTAGTGGGCCTGCTGCTCCGGGGAGAACCCGAGCATGTCCCACGCCGCTTCCTTCGGGATGATCCCGGCCTGCACGAGCTTGGTGACGGCGTCGGCCTTCGCCGCGAACGTCGGCGTCGACGGGTCGCGCCAGCGGGTCTCCAGCCGGGGGACGTCGTCGGTGTCGTCGATCCAACGCAGCGCCAGGCGCATCCCACGTTCCCACGCGTCCTCCAGCGTGGTCGCCGCCCGCTCGGCGCGCTTCACCAGCCGCGACTCCGACGACCGGATCGCGTCCGCCGAGGTGGGGTTGTCGGTGGAGTAGCCGAGATAGTGCGGCGGGAGGCCGGTCATGGCCGACACGAGCTTCGAGTACTGATTGATGACCTCGGTGAAGTTCCTCAGGTCCGCCGCAGCGAACTGCCCGACCTTGGCGTCCTCTTCCGAGAGCGTCCAGAGCCGCCCGATGTAGGCCTCCCATGCTGTCTTCGGCTTGCCGTCCTTGTCGACGAAGTCCTCCTGCTTCGCGCCCAGGACGTAGCGCTGGGGCACCGCGAGCAGCTCTTGCGCGCCACCGAGGTTGGTCAGGGTGCGGCAACACGCGTCGGTCAGCCCGATGATGTCGAGCAGCTCCGAGCGGCCGGTCTCGTCGGAGAGCCGGTCCTGATACAGCATCGGCACGACAGTCGGGGTGCCGAGATCGTGCTCGACGGCGTCGACCTCGACGAACCCGCCGGACCGGAGCTCATAGAAGAGGGTGACGTCGGGCAGGTACAGCGTCGCGCGCTGCGGCACCCCGTTGCGGTCGGCCGCGTACACCCGCGCAGCCGATCGGGCCTCCCCCGTGCTCGGGTCGACGTCGGCGTGAAGGTGCTCGCCGGACTCCACAGTGATCAGCGGGGTCTCGTCGTCGCCGTCGCGGCGGCCGACCACGACGTAGGCGTCACCGGTGACGAGGGCCTCGCGGTGCCCGAGTGGGGCGCGCGAGTCCAGGTTGTTCGCCTGCCACCAGCCCCACAACCGGTCGGACGTGCCGGTCTCCCCTGCGAGGCGGAAACCTTCGACGTCGAGCCGTTCCTCGAGGCTGCGGGTCGCGAGGCGGGGCCAGTTCACGACGACGGCGAGGTTCCGCATCTCGGGCGGCAGGGTGATGCCGAGCGCGGCGAGGCGGAGAGCGCCGTCGTAGTAGGCGTTGAGGCGGCGGCGCTCGGTCGCGCCGTCGTAGATCTTCTCGATCAGGCCACGCAGGACGTCGAGGTCGGCCACGCTGGGGCGCCTTCCGGTGCGCGGCCACCGGGGCGCCGTGGTGCCCACCGCGGGGCGGATCGAGGCCCGATCCTACGGCGCGGGCCGCTACGACCCGAGGATCCTGATGCGACGCGGCATCGGCGCGGGAGTGTCGAGGTCCTCGACCGGCTCCCCGTCGAGCGCGATCCGCCCGGCCTGCAGGTGGGACTCGATCCGCTCGGGCGACAGGCCGGCTGACACGAGCCGGTCGCGGACCGTAGGGACCACTGCTGGGTCGTCGTGCTCGCTCATCGGGCCGTCCTCATCCCTCGCCGATGCCCACGAACGAGCAGCCCTCCTCGACGGCCGGGTAGAGCACGATCTTGCCGCACTCGTCGCCGTCGGCGTTGGGGAGCAGGCACTTCCACCGGTGGTGGCCCTTGTGGTCTCGGTGTCCTCCGCCGCCGCGGCAGCCAACCCAGGACGCGACCCACGGCGCCGGGACGTCCCACGAGTGCCCGGCGGGGCAGCGCGCCGGGGTGACGACGCGGACCCGTCCGTCGGGGGTCGGGACGAGTTGTCCGACGAGGTCGGCGCGGTGGGCGTCGACGAGCTGCCACGCCACCGCGAGGTAGGCGGACCATCGCGCGGGGTCGTCGTGCTCGAGCGCCCACGCCGCGGCCTCGGCGCGGATGTCGGCGAGGAGCTGCTCGCCGCCGTAGGCGAGCGCGTCGGCCTCGATGCGGTCGAGGAACTGGGCGTCGGAGCGGGGCAGCGCGGCGGTCACCGCCCTACCCTCGTCCGGAGCCAACGACGAGGCAACGCCTGGCGCCGAGCCCACCGGATCCGCGTCGATACGCTCGCCCCGTGACCGACCCGCACGCCATGTTCCGGACCTACGAGCTGGCCAAAGAGGCCGAGACCGACGCCGCACGCAATGTCCTCATCAGCAAGAGCCGCTACGACAGCGACTCGACGTCGCAGACGAACCGCGACGACTTCGCCGCCGACCTGATCGCCCTCGCCGACGCCATCGAAGCCACCGTCGAGGCCGAGACAGTTCTCCACACCGCCACGACGTACGACAATCCTGACGGGGAGAGTGCCGCCTACTCGCTGTTCGGCAGACAGCGGGCGCAACGCCTCAAGGAGGCCGCGCGACACCGCGAGATGGCCGAGAGCCTCACCCGAGGATGACCACGGCGCGCGAGCGGTGCCGCTTCTTGTACGACTTCGACTCCAGCACCGCTCGCCGCGCCATCCTCGCGATCACCATCGACACCGCCGCGTCGACCTTCCGGTCCCGGTCCGGGCCCTTCCCGACGCTGATCCGGTCCCGGTACGGCCGCCGCCAGGCCGAGTACACGTGCCGGGCCATGACCCGGTCCCCCGAGTGCAGCAGCGTGCGCTGCTCGATCTCCGACGCTACGAGCTCGGCGCCGAGCGCGAACCGGTAGATGTGGCGGCGCATGTCGAACGCGATCGGGTCCGACGGCGACCCCTGCGAGGCCGGTGTCGCCGGTGCGTCGTAGTCGGTGCCCCAGCGGCCCGGCCACTCCACGCGCACGAGCTGCTCCATCGGCCGCACGTCCGACCACAGCGCGCACACCCGGAACCGCTCGTGCGCCTGCGTCACCCAGTAGTCGAGCTCGGCGACGTCGACCGGGGCCCCGGTGTGCCGCGGCTCGTGGATCCAGATCGGCCAGGTGAACCCGTCGGAGATGCGGCACGCGATCAGCGCCGTCGCGTCGTCGGACTCCGACGGGTCCAGCCCCAGCGCGATCTCCTCGCCGTCCTCGACGACGACCTCCGGGGCCGCGCACGCGTCGTAGGCCTGCGCCGACACCCACGTCGAGTACGACGACACCCGCCAGTTCCCGAACTCGCGCTGGCTGCGCTCGATCGGCCGCTTCGGGTCGAGGATCTGCTCGAGGATCTGCTCCTGGTCCACCCACGGGCAGTCGTCGTAGATGGTGTGCAGCGCCGCCCGGATCGACTCCGGGTCTGACCAGTCCGTGTCCGCCGGCGCCTCCCGCACCACCATCAGCAGCCGCTGACGGCCCCGCGTGCGGCCCTCCTGCTCCGCCGACCACGTCTCCCACAGGTCCTCCGCGACGCTCCCCGAGCCCGGCTCCGGGGCGTTCGCCAGCCCGAGCACCCGGGCCCGCGGCACCTTCGTCGCGTTGTCCGACAGCACGTCGTAGAACTCCTGGCCGTGGTTCGACACCGTCCACTCCGACAGCTCGTCGGCCACCACGAACGTCGGCCGGCCACCACGCGCAGTCGCCGGCGAGGAAGTCGTGACCCGCAGCTCCCCGCCAGTGATGCCCGGCGCCGACGGCACATAGATCCGCTCCCGGCCAGGGTCGAGGTTGTAGATGCGCTGCAGCGGCGTCCCGCGCGCCGTCCACGCCGCCACGTACTTGTAGGTGTTCCCGACCTGCGCCTGCGACACCGCCGACAGCTGCACGAGCGGCATCGACACCGGCCGGCCGCGTACGCCGCCCGGGGCGTCCGGGTCCCACGCGGCGAACCGGACCGGCCCGAGCAGCTCGGCCAGGGCGAGGAACCCGGCCGTCGGGCTCTTGATCGTGCCGCGGGCCAGCCGCACCAGCGCGGCCCGGTACCGCCACCGCGTGTGCTCGTCGATCGCGTACCACCAGAGCACCAGCCGGATCTGGTAGTCGGTCAGCGTGAGCGGCAGCCCGGCGAGGTCGCCGTCGGGGACGTGGAACAGCGGCTCCCCGTGCCGCGCGCCGGCGGCCCACTCCAGGACACCCCACCCGAGGGTCAGGTCCGGGATACCCGGCGGCAGGGTGTCGAGCGGCTCCAGCACGCGGGCTCAGGACCCGGACAGCCGGCGCCGCGCCTCGTCGAGGTGCGCCACCCCGCGCGCCACCTCCGCCGCGCGCTGCTCCCCCGCCGACGACGTCGACTCCCCCGGCAGCCTCGACGACGCCCCGGGCGGCGCCAGCTCGACGTGCGCCGACCGCCGCGACCGCTCCGTGCACAGCAGCTGCTCCATGCCGCGCATCACCGAGTCGTACGACGACGCCTTCGCCTCCGGATCCGCGAGGACCCGCGACATCTGCTCGGCCAGGAACCACGCCGCCATCCGGTCGGACGGCTGGTAGTAGAACGCCTGCCCCGATTCCCGCAACGACAGATACCAGTCGCGAGCCGCCGGGTGCCATTTCGACGACGCACGCCGCCATTCCGGTACCCGCCTCGGCGATTCCGGCGCAGTGAGCGGGGTGTCGACCACGCGCTTGTGACGACGCACTCGCTGCGCTGTCGGCTTCGGGACCGGTGGCATTTCAGCGACCTCCATGAGGGNCAATGCGAGTCAGGCCGCCACCGGGGCGAATTCAGAAATCGTAATCGAGGTTTCCCCGGGCGCCCGTTCCGCGGATGCGCACGGGATCGGAGCGGCTATG